AGATTGTATGCAATAAATTAAATATAAAAAAAAGACCTTACCAAGTTATATCCTGGTAAGGTCTTTTATATAGTCAATCCATGAGTCCACCTGCTCATGCTCAGGAGATGTATGGATCACCTCTCAGTCATCGACGAATTGCACCTGCCAATCCAAATACACCGCTTACCACGGCCCATGTGTCACGTTGCCGTTTAAGGCGCTGTTCGGTTCGTTTGTTGCGTTTGATTTGTTCTGTCAATTCTTCTAATGAGGTCGAGGCTTCGTTCAATTTCGCTTCTTGCGTTGTCAAGAGATTGGAGGCTTTCGTTAATTCTTGCCCCTGTTTCTCGTTGATTGCTTTGAGCGCGTTCAATTCCTTCGTCCGTTCTTCGTTGATAATCTTCAATTCTGTTAATGCTGTTCCCTGCGTCGCGGTTAAGCTGTTGGCTTGCTGCAATGCTTTCTCGGAGTTGTTGATTGAGCTTTCTGCTTTCATCAAGCGCCCTTTGAGTTCGTTCCAACTGCTCACGGGTACGCTGATAGTCGGCTCTTGTGTCGAGGTACCCTCCGATGAGGCTGCATGCGAAATAGATGGAAATAATGCTAAGCACACCACAAATAACACGCTTAAGAGTAAACGCAGATATAACTTTGTTCTTGATAGTTTCATACATGGTAACTCCTTCCTAAATTGTACTACCCCACTGAGCACCCCACCATCGAGCGGTGCCACGTAACCAGTCACCACCACTCCATCGTTCGTCGCCCTCATGACACACCAAGAGCTCCCATCGGTCAACGTTGGAGTCTGGGCCGTACGTATTATTTGGATAGCCCGTCGGATCTAAATAATAGAGGTCCAAGCCGTCCCGATTATCTGCTGCTTCGGCGTGCGTCATCTGATGTTGTAGGTCAAGTGGCACACCTGCATTAATAGTAAGCACCGCCATAATTTGTGTCATAGTGGCCAACTGTTCTTTTGTTGGTGGTTCACTACCTAGGTTATTTTCACTGACTGCATCCCAACACGCTTCAATGGCAATGCCTACAGCGTTACTATTGCGCATATAGGTGTGTTCCTTATAATCGGTTAAGGTCTCTATATCGGTCCACATTGTACCTGCTCGGTCGATGTTGATATGGTAATCTGTGAAGTGCTTACCACCTTTTACCCCTGTCCAATGATAGTACGCCTTTTCAATTTGGCCATAGGCATCTAGCGCTAGGTCTTTTAACTCGTCCATTGTAATTTGTCTAAACATTTATTTCCCCCTCTCGTCATGGTTAATATCATCCTCTAATTGTTGTATGCCAGGTCTGTTCATAGGCAATGTATTTGGTTCCTCAAGCTTATCTGGAATCCCGTTATGGTTCTTATCGATGAACATGCCACACAATCCAACAATGGTCATAAGCACTGATGGTACGAATATATGGTCAATTATAAGAATACCCTTATCGATAAGCTGATTCGCTTCAGGGGATACATACCCCTTAATCGTCGATAGCACATACTGGGCAACGACTAATATCATCGGTACTAGCATGACGAGGACCAATGCCCTCGTTGCTAATACACCTGTTGGCCGTATGCCAGCTATTCGAATGGACTTATATGACCGCTTAATGCGGTTAATAATCGCTAGCTTATCCATTACCCCTCCATGCCTTTATGATTTCAATCGTATATTGAAATATTTTTCCTATATCAATTAGGTCATCTTCAACCATTTCACGTAGGTTTTCAATAATAGACCAACACTCAGCGAAGAATGGTATCAGCATAAATGCATAAGAGAATATATGGTCTAAGAATAGATTGGTGTTTGGTATTGGGATATCAGGTAATGAAATAAATACAATGGATAGTATCATCCATGCCGGATATTGTATGCATAGTTTCTTTAATAGATCACCTCTAAGGCGCTCACTCATTAAATATCTACGCCGTTCACCGGTAGTTTCATCGATATACCTACCTTTTCCCCATCCATACCAGGTCAATGTTGTTAGTAGTGTAATAGGATTATTAGGCCTGTGATTATCTTTGTTATACCGCAACACTTCTGCAGCAATCCGCTGTATTGTGTCCACAAATAACAATGTAGTGGTTAAAATAATCACTACCCCCATACTGACTATATGTTCATGCGATATACCACTGATGAGCATGATTAAAATATCATTAAGAATATCCATTCACTCCCCCATGCCCTTATGATTCTTCATCTAAAGCCATTAAATCATTGTGCACGCATCCTTCTGTTGGACATGTACCGTCATCGTTGAGTACTTCCCAGCAGTACTCACAGAATTCCATAACAGGAACTTTGCTATCACCGATATATTTAGGCATATTATTGCACCTCCTTAATTCGTGCGACCATTTCGTTATTCAACTTGATATATTGAGTGCTAATTGCATTAGTAGGTTTTCCCATAAGTAGCAATCTACGTTGCGCTTCTTCTAGCGTTTTGAAGCGGGGTTCATATTCAGCTTTTATAGCGTTAATCTTATCTTCCTTTGTAGGAACATACGGATCAGGCTCAATAAATTTTCCGTTTACATACAATTTACCGCTCATAAATTCATCTAGCATACTGTCACCATCTGCAGAATACACATATTGTGCATTTGGATAATCGTGTTCAGCTTGCGCCATAATATCATCACGGCTCAACGTGTTATCACACAGGGATGTAATACGCTCCCCTTTGTCATTTAAAATAAATACATATTGATTCATAGTAGCATCCTTTCGGAGGTGAAATTATGCGCCGTTACGCCGTTATACTAAAACGTAGACAACGCAATACCATTACATTAAGGCAACTATTTAACGAGTGGTTGCCTATTCACTCACAAGCTATTACTAAGAGTGTCGTTAAGTCTTACCATATTGCTTTTAAACACATATCCAACATAGCGGATATGCCTATCACGGATATTCATTTTCAGCACCTTCAAAATGTGATTAATTCCATGCACGTAAAAGGACTTTCTTACTCATCATGTAAGAAAGTCCGCACGTTACTTAATCAATTATTTAATTACGCAATCATCAAGGATTACCCTATCACTAATTACGTCATACACTTAACCTTAGGCCCTAATATACCAACGATTAGGAGAAGAGTATTCACTCGCCAACAAATTAACAAATTATGGGAAGTAGATACTTCTTACTCTCATATGATTTTAATACTGCTATACACCGGTCTCCGCATAGGTGAGCTTCTTAATTTACGTAAGCAAGACATCCATAGGCGATCGTCATACCTCATCGTAAGACACGCTAAAACGAAAGCCGGTGAAGGCCGTATCATTCCTATACATCACCGCATCATGCCACTAATAGAGCAAGTATACACCAGCACCGAAGCATATCTATTCACCATCAGTTACACAACATTCCATAAGAATTTCAAGGATATTATGAAACAGTTAAATTGTAAGCATACTATCCACGATACTCGTCATACATTTGCAAGTTTACTTGACTCGGTAGCACCGCCCAACACATTACGTTCTTTACTAGGTCACAAACAAGGCGATATTACCACCAGGGTATACACACATAAGACTATTCGTGAGCTACGAAAAGCCATAGAATTATTAAAATAACTCCCCAGTGGGGATTAACTTGGTTTGATTCCAACAAATACTATAAAGATATTTCGCTGCCGATTAGCAGCACTGTACTAATTGCCTTAGCCACTGATGACTCTGTTAGTGTTGCTACTTCTGGATCAGAATGTTTTATTACTTGGAACAGTGGGTTTTCTCAAGCTAATAGAAACACCATCCGATTCTTAACCAACAGAGTGGACACAGGTAGTTTTGTTTGGATGGTCGTAGGGAAGGCTTAATATCCAAAGGTGTCGGTGATCAGATTATGTTCATTATCCTAGGAAATTAGATTATTCCTAGTGCGAACCAGTAATAAGAAGCAGCATATCTATCACTTGCCGAAAATACGGCCTTAGTTGCGTTGCTCTCTGACACGGAGTTAGCGAAATACCTAGGCGTGTCAGAGCCTGACCAGTACGCATCTATAGCGTTCGCCATGAATAAAGTTGTAAATTTGATAGGAAATCGTACCTCTGTCTTAGTTACGTTATCTTGACCACCCACTCCCCACTGGATAGTGAAACCATTCGCAAATTTTACGAAACCAGCATTGGCATCGAGTTTAGATGCCACGATAGCACCTTGCCCGATAAGATTTTTTATATCCTTCAATGTAGCAACTGGATTTTCTTGCCAGTTAGTTGCACCGAGGATTTTAGCAATCATAGCTGTAATCGCTGGATGAGATGAAATATCTGTGTTATGTTGTTTAACTGCTTCTGTTAACTGCTCACGTGTTACCAACGCACCCATATTAACAGTTAGCGATACATTTCCTGTATTACTAAATACCATTCCGATTGTTAATTCTTGAGATACAACTACCGAGCCACTTTCTGCCGGCATTCTGTCCGGTTCAGGGTCCGTAAGGTATGCATACAATATTTCGCCTTTATCAGGATCTTGTGCAAATAACCCAATTTCAGACATTCGGAAAGCTTCATGTATACCAGTATTAGTTATAACTGTATCAACACTTACAATTTTACCTTCTAGCTTAACTACAAAATTAGTAGTTTCCCACTTAGAGGAGATTACATCAGTTAATGCCAATGGATTCGTTGAATTAACACCACTACCTACTTTGATTTTAGTGAATGTCAGCTTAGTTTTGCCTGCATTCACCTTCGCTTGCAAATTCGCGCCAACATCAGTCATGGTTGCATTTGACCATTCTGCCATATATTCCTCCTATCTAACGCTATTATCTAGCGCTACATTAATCTTCGTTTTCTTAGATTCAACGGTGTAAGACGTTACATGGGTATTCAAATTAATGCGCCATGCATTCGTGAAATCACACTTGATATTCACTTTCCTAGATACACCGCACCATCCGGCAAAATACTTATTGAAGTTAATTCGTCGAATGAATTCAATACCATCTAGCCAGGACCGTACATTTTTAGCCGCATTAATAGCACGTACAAGCTTAGCTATATCTATTTCGCCTCTTAATGGGGCTGTGATTAGCGTAACCTTGAAATAGTACGGTTTCCCGCCATATTCAAACCATTCTTCGGTTTTTGAATCAGAATATATAGTCTGTACGGCCTTTTCAACAGCATACGGCGTGCCCTTATGGCGGTGAATATCAATTGAGTTCTTCACCATTTCACGTTTAGTCTCTATCGGTAACCCACTATCATAGTCATCCACGTGTAATTGATACGCTAAATGATCAATTACACTCTCTGGTTCAGTATCAATAGACGACCATAATAGCAGAGTATTCGTATTCATAAATTCGGCCAGCATATCATCCCACGTTTTAGCAAGGGACTTAACTGGTTCCCTATCGATTGAGGACGGAAGATGCTCCGCACTAGTATACTTGCTATCAAGTATCATTCTTCCTCACTTCCTGCGAGCGCTACAGCGATTGTATTGGCTACTGCCACGCCGCTTTGTTCTGCAATCGGGGTAAATATAGGTGCCGTTACTTCAACGCGTTTAATTCCGGATACATCCATGAGCATTTGAACCAATCGACTGGGTACTATATCACGGCCCAATTTTGACTTTTGCCATATAACATAGTCATTAACTGCTTTATCTGCCTTAGCTTTTACCACCGTTGCATCGGCGCCTTTTTCAATGTAATACTTAGCGTCGATGTTATATTGCGTAGTAGTAGGTGCTAATACAGTTAGCTTATCAGTCAGAGGCCTACGTTTCTTATCAGATAAATAATCCGTAATAGTCGTGAGCAATTCTTGCCCAGGAAGTCCTCCTCCTGCTAATAAGGGATAAATATTAACCTCACCTGGACGTGGAGAAGATACGCCTACATCTGCCACAAGGTGCGACGCGGACTTTGTAAAATACTCATACGCCCCTTCAGGGCCTGCCACAGAGAACGATTCTGGAGCCTCATGAATACGTTCGCGATACGATTCGTCGTCCTCTGTATCAGAACCACCTTCAGATAGAGTTATATTACGCATCGTATCCACATAAGCTATAGGATCAATAATTGTACTTATCTCGCCCGGCTTAAACCCATTGCCTCGCGCCCCGGCAATTTGTGCTTCTGCTTTTACGGATCCATTAAGTTGACCTGGTAGAATAACCAAATCCTCAACAGTAGCAAAATATTCGCCACTTCCAGTTGATATTCTAGTCCACTTTGGAATAATGACAGAGTTCGTGCGCACTGCTGACAATGTTGCTTGAATTGTTGTAGTCGCTTTCGTTGCCTTTAATCGCTCAACAGCAGCAGGAACAGCTCCAACATGGTCCAAGTTATCGCCTTCTGCATAGGCTAATAGATTTTGTTTAGCTGCATAATTTGCATCGTTCAATAATCGGATAATAATTTCCGAAATTACATTTAAAAATAAAGTAACAGGATCGCCCTCTCCCAAGGTTCGCCCTGTTATTGTTGTGTAAATATCAAATACCTTCTGTTGAACGTGTTCTTTATCTGTGTTAAAAAACTCAACATTAGGTAAATCAGATAATCTCATACAGTCACCATCACTTTCGGAATCAACGCCCCATTTTGTGTGGCGGTAAATGATATATCACTAATTTTGGCACGTGGTTCATACCGTTTAATTTGTTGGAATATGTCGTTAGATAGATGAGCTTGCGCCTGATGGATAGGCATATCAATAATGCGACCATCAATACCAAACTCCCTATCTAGTGGCACGCTACCACGAACAGTAGAAATAATCGTTTGCACATTCTGCAAAATCTC